GCTTTTTTTATGTCCATCTCTGTGCCATTTATTCCATTCGCGCATCGCAAGGCCATCGTCCTTTTCTAAGATAAATTCAATAGTAAGAAACTGATGCCCGCAATTTTTGCAAATCCGCTTACGATAAATTGTGTTTTCTGGTGGCACGTTCACGTTATCTTTGACGTAGACGTTCTCACTGCCGCACTTCTCACACTTCATCTGCAAGACCCTTTGTTTCGGCAATATTCGACTGAACCATAACGCCGTCAATTGCTTCGCACAGCTTGTCAGCGTTGTCTAGCGTTCTTTCTCTGCGGTAATCTTCATTGGCCTTTGCCGTCCTAAGTACGACTTGCGCAAACGCCTTGATTGAGCTTTCCAGTTGTTCTTCGCGCAGTCGGTCTTTCTCGTATCTTCTTGCAATCTGCGCTTTGGTCTTGCCCGCTTCTTCTTTTGAGATTCCACCCGTCTGGTAGAGTCTGTAAAGGTATCGAAGCGCTAGGTAGGTACTTTGTTCAGACCCGCGCAAAAGCGTCTTAAAATCGCTCCTGGCCCCTTTGTACGCCATTTGAGCGAGTTCTTCAAACGTAAAACTCTTTTTTTCGTATTTCATTTGCCAAACACCTCAACAGCACCAAAAAACAATGCAACCGCAAAAACAAAAGCAGGAACTTTCAGTGCCCACGCAAAAACAATAATCAAGCCCAACATTAGTCATCATCTCCGATTCTTCGGCTTTCCGTATTTTCGCTCCATCTCTTTTTTAAAGCTGATGTAATCGTCAACCACTTTGTGGAACAAGTATTCCATCAGACATTCTTCTGTATCATGCCATGCAACCATGTCTGTAAACTCTCCGTCAGCAGAATCGTAAACATGGCCGACCCAAAGCTTATCTTCATCATCGTAATAGTAGTAAGCGCTGTAACCTTTGTATTCTGGCAGCTTGTGGATTGTGTTTCGTTTACTCATGATTAACACACCTTTCTCACGTGACAAGAGTTCGGACAAGTGGCGTAGCGGTACATCTTCCTGCGCTTTGCCTCTTTCTTTTTCTTTTTTGCTTGACTCTTTTTGTGTTGAGCCATGGTTTCTTGACCAGAATAAAGTGCTCTGTGTTTCTTCATAAAGTTAAGAAAGTCTTTATTTTTATGCACTTTCTCGTGGCATTCTGCGCACAAGACAACTAAATCGGATGGCCGCTCGTCGCCAAGATGCTTGTAGCTGACATGGTGTAACTGCACATTGGGAGATTCTTTTCCGCATACAGCGCATTTAGCCTTCCCGTCATGCCACTTGATTTTAGCCTTGCGCATTTTCAGCCAATGCGCAGACTTTAAATACGCATTGTAGCCCTTGCAGACTTCTCCCGTGTCCTTGCAAACAATTTCTTTTTCGTAAAGGAACTCCATTGATGGCATAATCTCACCTACTTTGATAAATATTTAACAAAGCGGAACTTTGGCTTCTACGCTTCGCGGGTCCCTTGCTTTCGCAAGGATTCGGCCAATAGGGCGAAGCACCTCTTTCGGCTTAACCGATTACCAGTTCAGCTTTTCAGTTTCCGAAACTTTCTTTTTAGAATTTTTCTTTATATTATTTAACTCTCTATTATCTAACTTACTATTTTTGGTTCGTAGTTGACTACTAACCCCACTCGTAGTCAACTTGCCACCCCCTGCGTAGTTGACTACTCCTGCACACTCACTACTTATTAACTTTAAGTACGAATCTCCGAACCCAACATACGTAAATGTTCCATTGCTTTCTTTTTTGCATAAAACGCGGAGAATCCCAAAATGCTCCATCTTTTTGAATCTGTCTGACAATGCCTGTTTAGAAATATTTAGAATCGGCAAATCTTCTAGTACCTTTTTATAGGTGAAGAAGGCATACTCGTGTGCGCCGTCTTTAATTTTGCTCATTTTGGGATAGAAGTCAACAAGCCAACGAAGAATTTCAAGGTCTGTGCAATCTATCCGAATTGTTTTGTCTTTTCCGTGCGAGTCTTTAACTGTGTCAACCATTAAAAGAACCGCTTCTTGCGAAAATCCATTAACGAACAATTTCATCTGGTATCTCCCTGTATAAAAAGAAAAGCCTACGCTGACTGTCGTGGTGGGTACAATCAGAGTAAGCTCGAAGTCTTATTTAGTTGCATGGCCTTGTTTAGCCACCACACCAAACAAGACTTCTGATAACATCTTTATTATAGCACAACCGAACTGCGCTTACAAGCATTATTTTCAAAAAATATTTCTGTGAAAGATATTGACTTCCGCACGAAAGAAGCGTATAATAAATGTATCGGAAGCGAAAGAATCCGAGAAAAACCGAAACGACAGAAACGGAAAAGGAGAATAACTATGGACGCAGTTGAATTTGTTAAAACAGTGAATAGGGTGTGCCACATCTATAAGCACTGTTATGAGTGCCCGTATGATTGCATGAATAATGGTGCGTGTCCCGTATGCTGGTTAGCCAAAAATTATGTTAATGCAGACAAAATCGTCGGCATTGCCGAGCAATGGGCAAAAGACCACCCCGTCAAGACCCGCCAGAGTGAGTTCTTGAAGATGTTCCCGAATGCGAAATTCCCGAATGCAAAAACTGATGGCGGAGTCATCATTTTTTGCCCAAGGGGATTCTTGCCAAAAGGAGAGGCAGAAGCATATTGTGAAAAGCACGACGAATGTATAGAGTGTTGCAAAGACTACTGGCTTGCAGAGGTGACCGACAATGGTAACGATTGACATCAAACTAAAGCCTTGCCCGTTCTGTGGTGCCTTCCTAAAAAACGAAGCGCCCAGCACTATCTGGTGTCATCCGCAAAACAGTTGTTTGCTGAGCCTCCGTGGCATTGTTGGAGCTGACCAAATCGCTCAGTGGAATACGCGCTACGATGCAAAGGGAAAGAAGGTGCTTGACAATGACTAACATCACAACCCTGCGCCCCGGCGAACACTTTATGTTTAAGGGCTTCGAGTGGGTATGCCTTGACCCGAACCACCCTGACGGCGGTGTGTTGGCTATTATGGCAACGCCGTGGAAAAAAGATGTAAAATTCTGCCAAAGTGATAAATTCGCCGATGAGAAAGGCAACTGGAATAACTACTGCACCAGTAATGTACGGGGGATTTTATCTGATATGGCGAACGCCGTTTTCGAGAAAAAAAGTCTGCTATTACACACCATTGACCTTGTTGCAGACAACGGCGACCGCGCCTATGGTGCTGTGGCAGACCTCGTTTTCATCCTCACCTGCGATGAGTACCGCAAGTATCGTGACTACATCCCGCACTACGACAGATTGATTTGGACTGCCACGCCTTGGGGCTGTGGTGATAAGGATTCCGACGCGGGGGGGGGTCGAGCATCGTTCGCACTGTGAACGCGGGTGGTCTGCTGTACAACTACGGTGCGTGCAACGGCGGTGCTGTCGCCCCGGCTTGTATTCTCAATCCAAAATCGCTCAATCTGCGCAAGAACATGGCGTTTGTGGAAGATAGATAAAGGAGAATGAAAGATGCGTGAATCGACTAAGAAAACTCTCAAAGACCTTACGTTTCTTTGGAAAAACAATTGGCCAACAGCCGATATGTGTGCGGTGGATTTGATTGCTGAAATTGCAAATGCTTACAAAGATGGCACTGTTTCCCCGGAATCCTGCATGGAAGAAATCAAGCTGATTCTTTCTGAACGCGACAAGGCACTGTTCAAGGGTGATGGCAATGGGTAAGGTTCAGTTTGACGAAGCAACTCACACTTACACGTTGGACGGCAAGGAACTGCCGAGCGTAACGCACATCATCCGTTATCTTGCAGTTGATAAGGCGAATAACGCTGACCCCAATATGGCTCTGATGGCGCGAGAGCGCGGCTCTGCGGTTCATGAAGCGACAGTAATGTATGATTACTCCGGGGAGATTCCAGACAATTTCCCGGCTGAATACGCGCCGTATCTGGAAGCCTATGTGCAGTTTGTGAGAGACTATAAACCCGGATGGATACTCACGGAATATCGCATGGCAAATGAAACGCTTGGGTTTGCTGGGACTCTTGATAGATTCGGCGTTATTGATGGTTATTTTTGCATTCTTGATATAAAGACAAGCTACAAGGTTGATATTTTGTCGTTAAGCGCTCAGTTGACAGCTTACCACGATTTGCTTCTAAATGATAAACCAGAAAAAATTGGAGACAGTGAAATTAGACATTTAGGATTACAGCTTATGAGGAATGGAAAATATCGACTGTACGAGTGTGACGCTAAACAGGGCAGTGAGTTATTTTACAGTTGCCGTAACATATATCGAATTGAGCGGGCTTTGAAAGGTGTTAGAATGGCGGTGAGTTCATTGTGAAAAACAGAGAGGACATTTCTGGAAATCGGTATGGTAGACTTGTTGCTATTAGTTATCACCATTTTTCTGCAAAACAATGCCAGACTTTTTGGCTTTGCCAATGCGATTGTGGTCGCAAAGTGATAGTTGGGAAAAGCCACTTGAAAGATGGACATACAAAGAGTTGCGGATGCCTGCAAAGAGAGGTTTCGAGTAAAGTAACAAGTGCCAGAAATTACAAACATGGGCACACGCACGAAAGACTTTATAGGGTTTGGGCTTCGATAAAGACAAGATGCTATAACAAAAAGACAAGATGCTATAACAAAAGGAATAAAGGATTCTGCGATTACGGCGGCAGAGGAATTAAAATGTGCGATGAATGGAACGATTACGAATCGTTTAGGGCGTGGGCACTTGCAAACGGATATGACGAAATTGCAGCCCGTGGTGTCACAACAATAGACAGAATTGACGTAAATGGTAATTATTGTCCAGAAAATTGCAGATTTATTTCTATTGCGGAGCAGAACAGGAACAAAAGAACCGTAAGAAAATTTGAATACAACGGAAATATTTATACAATTCCCGAATTTGCGAATAAAATAGGAATGAGCAGGTCTGCACTGTACGATAGATTTTATCGAAAAAATTGGGACGTTGACGAGGTAATCAAAAAGTTAAAGCTGGACAATTTAATTAAATAATAAAGCAAAGGAGAAATTTGATAATGAGTGAAGAAATCGTTGCAACTGGAAGCTATTCCCCCATCGGAGCGGTTGTGCGCTCTGACCACGAGAACTACCGTGTTACAATCGGAGACAAAAATTTACTACTTCGGCGCAATATCGACTTTGGTCGTATTCCAAAAGCAGCTAAAGCTTCCCTCTATAAGAGCGGCGCAGAGAGAATCCTAATGGCTTATGGAGTAGAAAGCAAATTTGTTCTTGAAAAAGCAGTTGAGGAATTTGGAATTGATGAGGGTAAACGTCCATTTTTCTTTTATCGCTTTCGTTGTGAGCTTTACAAGAATGGCCAGCACATTACAGATGGCTACGGTTCTGCTTCGACTTTGGAGTCAAACTGCGGCAGGGCAAACCCGGCAGACCTTGCCAACACTAAGCTAAAGATTGCGAAAAAACGCAGTGAGGTCGATGCTTGTCTGCTTTTGGCGCAGCTTTCTGGCTCTTTTACGGCAGATTTGGAAGATTCTGTGCTTGAAACTTCTGACTTTGCCAAGGTTGCCCAGTCTGTGACAAGACCTGACGATAAGATTTCCGCAAAACAGGTGAAACGCCTGTACACGCTTTGCACACAGAACAGCGTTGATTCCGAGACTGCTGCGAAGATTATAGCTGACGCTGGCTACAAGACCGCAAAGGATATTCTGAATCGAGATTACGATTCAATCTGCAACAAGATTGAGAGTTTTTCCGAGACAGTCGTTGAGGGAGAAGTCGTTAAGTAAAAGTTGGGAGTGATGTTTTGTGCGAGTGCAAGTAACTTCAACCGTTTCATGGTTCGATAACGGGGACGAAATAATTGAGAGGTATCCGTTTCTCAAAGACCCTCGTTTCAAACTTGAACGTGTCGCAACCGGCAAAAAGAGAGAATTTTTTGATTACAAGTCTGGAAAATGGCGTTTTCGAGATGAAAGCACACTTTACGTCACGATTGATAAACTCGAAGATTTTCAATATTTCGTTGAGATGGTAAAGAAAACAAACAAAAATGCCTACAACGGGCAGACGATTCTCGCGGTTGACGATGATGGGAATTGGGAATTGGAAATCTACGATGGCTACCGTGAATAAATTTAAGTAAGGAGATATAACTATGATTAAACCTGGCAAAGTCTACAAGCTGTTCAAGCCGAATGTGTACACGAGCAAGAAAGGCAACCCGTACTTGCGTGCAAGCATCAGCGATTCCGAGCGCCAGCCTGACGGAACATATAAGACCAATGGCTGGTTCAACGTCCTGATTTTTACCAACGCGGACGAGATTTACGCTGCCGGAAAAGTTCAGATTTCTGCAATCAACGGTGTGGAGAAGTCCGTCCGTGATTACAACGGCAAGCGCTATGAGAGCATGAACCTGCTGGTAAACGGCCATGTTCCGGGCGATGACCCTCGCGGCGGCGGCAATCCTAACCCCAACGCAAACTACGGCGATGCGCTGTATGACCACCAGCAGCCGAAACAGGAAAAGTCGCTCGACCTTGAACCTATTTCCGATGATGGGGATCTCCCATTTTAGAATAATCTAATCAAAGTCAGAAAATAAATGTTGACTTTGTTTTGAAAGTCTGCTATAATATAGTCAATCCAAAAAACAAAGGAGCGATTATATTATGGCAGATTTTTTTATTGATGGGCTTTTTGACGCGAGTGTAAAAACGAGATGGACAGACGATGCAATCAAAGAAGCATTGCAGTACATGGTAAGCAAAACGGGGCAGGAAATGATGCCATCCTATGAAGAAATTCGTCAATTTTATGGAAATTATAAATTGACGAATGCAATGCGTAGAACTGGTGGCCCCGCGAGATGGGCAAAGGAACTTGGAATGGAAATCAAGGATAGCGAATCGCGGTTAGGGTTTAATTATGAGGATTATTTCATTGACGAAATGGTTAAATCTGGTCACATTTGTACGCATGTAAACATTCTTAAAGACGCTTATCCCTATGATGTTCTCGTTGATAATGCTGTTAAGGTTGACGTTAAAGTTTCTCGCAAGTTCGGCAATTATGGCAGTTCCCCGTATTACACATTTAACTTGGAGAAAAAGAACCAAACTTGTGATGTTTATGCTTGTTATTGCATTGAAGAAGATAAGGACGGTAACGCTTACGTTTCTAAATTTTACACAATCCCTGCATCTGTTTTGAGCGGCAAATGTCAGTTGTCTATTGGTATGGGGCCTGGGAAATACACAGAGTTTATGAACAACTACGAGCCGATCGAGCAAATGTCTGCGATGGCAAGCGAATACAAGTATCTTGTGAGACAGTAATTCCCTCTTGACAACAGCATTTCGTCGTGCTATAATAGCTATAATAAAGGCAACGAAATGAAAGGAGAAATGCTGAATGACAAATGAACAAGCAATTGCAAGGCTTGAAAAGATTCGCCTTGACATTGACCACCTCATCTCCGAGTTAAAAGAGAACGACTCCGGCGCAGTTCAGCAGAAAATCGCAGAATCCGAAGAAACGAAGAAAGCCAATGAGTTATTCGAGGAACTTTGGAAACTGTATCCGCGAAAGGCTGGCAAGAGTGCTATCTCTTTAACTGCTAAGAAGCGTTTACTGAAAGTTGGCAGAGAACCAATGATTCAAGCTGTGAGCGCTTACGCAGCTACTACGAAAGGCAAGGACGAGAAATATATTCTGATGGGTTCTACGTTCTTTAATACTCGCTATCAGGATTATCTCGGAGTTAAACCGCAGCAGAAAGCGCCCATCGTTTACAAAGATGGCGTTGCAAGATTGGAGTGGTAACTATGTGGACAGCTATTTATCATGGATATATCGGCTTTGCGGTGACATTGTTCGCTGTCGTCGGAGCGTTTTCCGTGTGCGTTATCGCTTGCATTATTCTTGCAATGCTTGCAAGCATGCTTCAAGAGCTTTTAATTGCGTTCAAAGATGACCTGGATAATTACCAGTTTTTTAAGTACCATGAAGCCAACTTCGAGTTGTGGCTCGATTCTAACGGCTACAAAAAGGAGCTGGACGAAGAAAATAACAAGGCAAGGTGGGTAAAAGATGACAAGAAGTGAAGCTGAACAGCTCGTGACTGCAAATCGCTTGCTCTATCCGCTAGACTTTTGCCGTTTCTCGGAAAATGACTTTGAGAGCCTTGCGATGCTGTATCATAAAGCACTTGGAGCGTATGACTTCCAGAGCGTTAAAGAAGCCCTTGTAGAGTGTTCTAAGACATGCCAGCATTGTATCAAGGTAAGCGATTTGTACGCGAAATTGACCCCTCTGCGTGGTCGTGACGCGATGATGATGCAAAAGTTAAAGAGGGATGGCAAATGAAAGGTCTTGATTCTGAAACCGCTTTGATTGGCTGCTTGCTGTTAGAGCCAAAGGAGTGTTGCAGTGAGGTATTCTCGGAGATTACGGCAGAGATGTTCTTTAGTGACGAATGCCGGGAAGTCTTTGAGGTTTGCCAGAAAGCATATTTTGAGAAGAACGGCGCTTATGACATAGCCACTATTTCTTCTCGCCTTAACCCGGAGCTGCGCACAGTAGCTCTGCGGTATGCCGAAACGCTTCCGAGTGTGTCTAACTGGAAGTTATACATGAACAGCGTCAAAGACTCTTACACGACTCGCACAGTAGTGAACAGAGCTAATGAGATGGTGAATGCGGCTTTGACTACTTCTGTATCTATCGCAGATTTGCAAGAGATGGCAGAGAGTATTCTCGTGCCGTTCAACGGAGTCAAAGAAGCGGAGAGTACCAACGCAAAAAGCGCAGTCGCATTGTTTGAGCAAAACCAGAAATCGCAGCCGGAATACTTCAAGTTCGGATTGCCTGATTTGGACGATTGCTCTTACGTTGAGCGCGGAGACTTAATCGTAATTGGCGGTCGTCCGTCAGCTGGTAAGACTGCAATCAGCCTTAACTTCATGTTGCACATGGCAATGAAGCATAAGTGCGTGTTCTTTAGCTTTGAGACAAGCGAAGCAAAGGTTGTTGACCGTATGGTTGCAGCTTATGCAGGTATTCCTCTGGCGCACATCAAGAAGCGTTGCCTGACAGATGAAGATAAGAAGCGTTGGAACGAGTGCAAAGCACGGTTTGCGTTGCTTGACTTTGAGATTGTTCCGTCAGCTGGTAGAACTGTTCAATGGGTTCGCAATGAAGCCGTCAGGCGCGGCGCAGAGGTTGTCTTTGTAGACTATCTAACCATCGTTAAATCGCACGGACAGGGGCGCTATGAACTCACCACAAATGCTATCAACGACTTGCACGTCATGGCGCAGAATGAGAAAATCGTTACTGTGGTTCTGGCGCAAATCAATCGCCAAGGCGCACAGCAGCCGCCTACGCTGGCAGACCTTAAAGAATCTGGCGGCATCGAGGAAGCATCCGATGTGATTATTCTCTTGCATAACGGCTACGAGGATGGTTACAAGGTGATTCTCGGAAAGAATAAAGAGGGCAGAGTCGGTTCTATCGATTGCGTGTTTAACGCAGAAACGCAGCAAATCAGACAGCTCGGAGTTGATGAAGATGGCTTCGAGGATTGTTCCGGCCAACAATTACCGTTTTGAGGTGAAACATGGCAAATAAAACACGTTCACAGATAGGCAGAATGAGCCGAAATAAGGGCAAGATAGGAGAGCGGGAAGTCGCTCACATGTTCATCGACAACGGCTTTCCCGATGCTCACAGAAGCGCACAGTGCAAAGGGAACAGTAAAGACGGTGAAGCCGATGTAGCTGGCGTCCCCGGCATCCATATCGAAGTGAAGCGAGTTGAAAAGCTCAACTTGGAGTTAGCAATGCAACAGGCGGTCAGAGACAGCGAGTTGCAGAAAGACGGCAAGCCGACAGTGGTTCATCGCAAAAACGGTGGTGACTGGCTCGTAACCATGAAATTTGAAGATTGGATGGAGTTGTTTAAAAAATGGGTACAATGAAGCGGCACTCGTGCGGTTACTGCGGCGCTAAAACAAGCCCTATAATCGTGCATGGGAAAGAAATTCAACAGGCATGGTATAAAGACAAGCAATTTGGCTATCTGTGCCGTAATTGCTATAATCGTCTTAATCGCACTGGGGATATTATGCTAAAAAGCGAGCGCAGGGAAATTGAAGAAATAGCTATGCTACGAAAAGCAAACCTAAAGCTGATGCCGCATGGCTGGGGATGTGAGGATATTAAAACGAATCTGTGCAAGTCGGATGGGATTCTGTACGCTGTTAAGTACGAGTTAAAGTGCAGGCATTGCGGTAAGCGAATCATGTGGACTAAAGACTTGGATTCTTTTCTTCGCAGCAAAGAGTGTATCTGCGAGTGCAAGTTCATTCCATGGGCGTTTGAACATAACGTTTTCCCAAAGCACGGCAATGGCTCATGGCAGAGAATCGCAAAGGCGCTCGTAGAGAATCCAAACGCGAATCAATCCGACATTGCAAGGGAACTTGGGCTTTCCAGACAGCGAATTGAGCAGGTCAGAACAAGCCTAAGAGCGACTTACATGCTTGACATGAAGCGAATCTATGGCGAAATCGCAAAGGCGGTGGCATACGATGGCGAGGACTAAAGGGGCAAAAAACAAGCCTAAGGAAACACAGGTCTATCGCAATGAAGATGGTAACTTGGTGTTAGCCAAACAACGTTTCATGCAAGGGCAGACACCGCCGGAATCTGTGGAAGATAAAGGCAACATCCGTGCGCTGCTGCAAGGTCTAGCAATCACAGTGAAACAGCCATCGCAAGTCACTGCGCAAAAAGTTCTCGACTGGGAAATTGAATACTTAAAGTACATTTACGACAGCGACACTTATCTAATTCCTGATTATCTTGGCTGGTGCAGTTTCGTTGGGATGACTCGCTCGCAGATGGATTATATTCAATCAACAAAGATGCGCAAAGAATCCGTGATTGACGGCAACGGTGATGAAATCTATGTGTCTGCGTCTGAACTTGTGCAGAAAGCTAAGAATGATTTCATGGCAATTAAATCGCAATTAGGATTGTCCGGAAAGATGCCGCCCCTGCTGTACGTTGGTATGATGAACAACGGCGGCGGTTGGTCTGCAAAACAAGAGATTCAGATTTCCACCGCAAACAATCCCGTGGCAACTGCAAGCAATGCAGAACTCGACAAGATGCTGGAAGATTACAAGTCCGGCAAAACAATCGAGGGAGAATCGAAAGAAATTTAAAATTCCCTATTGACAATTGCAATCGCATGTAATATAGTAAAATCACAGCAGGAAACAAGCAAATCGCTTGAAAGCCTTATCGCTGTGAACAAAATAAAAGGAGATTTTGTTTTATGACCATCAATGAATTTTCTAAGGTTTGCAAGGATTTTTTTGCGGAGCACGATGATTTCAAGGGCATCATTCACATCCTCAACAACAATGCAAACAACAATGGCGCCCTTATTGGTTTCAGCGGCATGAAGGGCACTAATGCTGAAATCCTCGGCATGTGCCTTATTATGTGTGACAAGGTCGGCATTTCTATGCGTGAGGTTGCTTTTATCGCAAAGAGTCTTGCAAACGACCCTAGTGCAATGGCTGCGCTCGCAAACATCAACAGCGATGACGATGACGAAGACGACGATGAGCCGCAGGAAAAGAAAGAGCACTGCGGGGAGTGCAATCGCAAAGAGGACAGCAAAGAGGGCGGCAAGCCTACCCGCGATGAAATCGCAAAGATGCTGGTCGAAATGCTGTTCGGTGACTAATCGCAATCGCTAAATCGCAATTAGTCAATCGCTAATCGCTAATCGCAATCGCAAGCAATCGCAAATAGATACTGGCCCGGTGGGCGTGTGGTTTACTCCACTCCCCTGCCGGGCTTGTTCTTTTCCCCGTAACGAATCTAAAACATATAAACACGATGGGTAGCAGGGTAGGGGATTATATATAATATATATATAATACATCTTGAAAATATGGGCAAAATGCGTTGAAAATATGGGCAAAATGCGCCTAACTTTTAGTTGCAACAAAAGTGCATGTTTTGCAACAAATATCCTGTGGACAAGTGTGTTGCAATGTGCTATGATAAAGACACTCCAAACGGAGACACACACAACACACAACACACACGAATAGGAGAAAAATCATGGAAATTATTCTTTACAGAAACAAGCGGAATACTTACAGCATTGACAAGTCTATCATCAAGGACGCAGCCCTCAACGGTAACAGCGCAGAACAGTATGTCGAGCGCATTATGTGCAGCCGTGATGGACGCATGTTTGAGAAAGTCCCCAACGAATACCGCTACACTTGCAACGGTGAAGTTATTGAGCGCGGCGTCAAGGACGACTTGACTGTATGCTTGAAAGAGCTGGACGACGCTATTGCAGAATGGCGTGAGGAACATGGGGCGGCAAAGTCTGACCGCAATGCCGACGCACACAAGCCGAACAGCGCTGCAATGCCCACAAATCAGGCGGCAGACTTCACAGCAGCAGGCGCAGCGCTGGCAATGCTGGCACAAATCAAGGAAGAACAAGTCTTTAACAAAGTGTGCAAAGACCTGGACGCTTTTATCTTTGAGAAGTATGGCAAGTTGCCGCAAAAGGAAATTGTGGTAAAGTTGCCAGATGGTAGCAAAAAATCTGCTGGTTCTGTGCAGCATGAAATGTTTGAAACTATCTTGAAATACGTCACCGCGAACGTTCCTGTATTCATGAGCGGCCCGGCTGGCACTGGCAAAAGCAGCATTGCAAAGAGTGCCGCAAGTGCGCTGGATATGGATTTTTATTTTAGCGGTGCTGTGCAGGATATTTATAAATTCACCGGCTTTGTAGACGCTAATGGACATTACAGCAAGACTCAGTTTTACGACTTCTGCTGCAATGGTGGCGTGTTCTTCCTGGATGAGATGGACGCAAGTATTCCCGAAGTGCTTGTGGCGCTCAATGCAGCGATTGCAAACAGATACTTTGACTTTCCTTGTGGTAAAGTCGAGTTAAACGAAAATTGCCGATTCATCTGCGCAGGCAATACATACGGCACTGGTGCGGACGCTGAGTATACTGGACGTTACCAGCTGGACGCTGCAACGCTTGACCGTTTTGCAGTGGTCGATATTGATTACAGCAAAGATATTTTCAATGCAGTAACCAACGGCAACAAAGACTTGATTTCTTTTATTTACGACTTGCGCAAGGCTTGCAAGGCTGTTGGCGTGAATATGATTCTTTCGTACCGCTGCGCTCAGAACGTGACAGCGATGGAGTCTGTGGGGCTGGACACTGTAAGTTGTATCAAACAGTGCATTGCAAAGGGATTGAGCAAAGACGCTGCGCATATGATTAGTGAGCGCTTGACCGTCAATAACAAATACGCCGAAGCGTGGAGAGGAGCGTTCTAAATGTTCTACACTCAAAAATTCAACACTATGATGGACTTTTACAACTTTATCACGACTGCGCCTAACAATAAGACTTTCCACGATGAAAACGACAGCGAGACGAACAGCGAAGACTTTACTGGCACAAAGGACTTTAAACAGGCGGCAGAGCTGTTTGTCAATGGATGGGATAGTGGGATTGCAGCAATCAATAGCTGTGGGAACGACTTTAGCGCACCGGCAAACAAAGCAATAGTGCGGAATTACTATGTTGGCGGCAGTCCTAACGTAGCAAGGGCTATGCAGGGATTGCCGGACTCCATGCGGCAGGTTTACAGAGTACCGCAAAAGCAAAAGGTTTTGACGCTGTTTATTGACATGTGTGTCACTGCGAGAGTCAAGCGGCAGCGCTACATGGAGTGTGGACGCTATTTGTATCAGGCAGTGAGGGAAATTGAGCGGCAGGGGACTAGAGTGCAGATTATCACTGGTTTTGCAGACAAGATTGATGGCAGTCCTGAGCTGATTATCTGCCCTGAGATTGTCTTAAAGAGGGCAAGCGAGAACATAGACGCAGGGCGGCTATCGTTTACGCTGGCACATATGGGCATGTTTCGCCGACTTGGGTTTAAGTATATCGAGACTTGCCCCGCGCCTAACCTTAACAACGAGAAAGCATGGAATTACAGTACATGGGGGTATGGAAAGGTGGCAATCAGTGACGAAAAAGTGAAAGCAAAGTTTGAACAGAAAGTCAAGAAAGATTATAAATACGCGGCTTGCGTTTATATGCAAGAACTTTGCAATAACAGTGACTTAACCAGTGGCGAAAAGATGGTCGAAACTATCAAGGGGGCAGCAAAATGATGAACGAAAAAGAAATTGAAATACTGTGCAGCGAGTACAAGCGGAATAAAAGACAGATGGAGGAAATAAACAAACATCAGGAGCGCATTAAAGCGCTTTTGCTTGATGAACTTGCAGAACGTGGGGGGAATACTTTCACGGCAGGGGAGTACAAGATTCAAGAAAGTAAAGCAAAGAGGGAGACGCTGGACGCGGCAAAACTAAAGCAGGAATTGCCAACAGTGTATCATGGTTTTGTGCGAGTATCGGAAGTAAAGCGGTTTTTAATTCATTGAAAGAGGCTTGATAAATGTTTTTGCTTTTCTTGTGTTTGAAACTTTTCGACAACTGGACAGAAAGTTATATCCCAGTAAACAAAGGACGCTACAAACGGAATAGCGGACACTACTACGGAAGGAGAAAATACTAACTATGAGTTATGCAATGCGGGCAGAACAGATTGACAATATTGACTCGGAAATAGAGGACATCGGTTATAGGCTGGATGAAATTGAAGAACAGCTGGAATACATGGAACAGGGAACAGATGAAGTCTACAATCTGCTTGACGAAAAAGAACAGCTTGAACAGCGCAAAGAGCAGCTAGAGCAGGACAAAGCGGATTTGTCAAGTTTCGGCTGGACGGCATGGAATAATGGTTTTTAAGTAGTCTCTATCGTGTGTGTGAATATAGCAGGGCGCTTGTATCGTAATGATGCAAGCGCTTTTGCTGTATCGTCAATCGTAGCAGGGCAGGGGAGTGGTTGAATCGTATCGTATAGCACAATCGTATATCGTATATCGTATAGTAATTATTATATTGACTGGAAAATTGGTATAGCTGGCAAGAATGGGAAAAAGTGGAATAAATGGTAAAATATGGTAAATATGTAAAAGTGGTGGAAAATGTAATGCAATGCAATGTGACACGTTGTCAAAATGTGGGAAAACTGGGAATTATAATATATTATACTAATTGCAACTATAATCTATAACTATGAGATAATTGTCTATGTAGTAAATGAATTGAGTGTGTTATAATCCATTATAGAATCTAGCAAAACAAAAACATTTTAAGGGGGTTTTATAATGGAAATGATAACGCGGCGGGCGGTTGGCAAGTTTTGCGGCAGCCCGCAAAGAATCACGCGAGACGGCTCTGGCGCTTATTTGTACCGCGCCGAGCGTCAAGAGACAGCAACCTATTATAACGGTAAAAAAGTAGTAGCACCGCGCAAAGACACAATTTATCACGCTGGGAACTACTTTAAAATTAAATTCTAAATACAATTTATGGAGGTTTTATTATGACTTACACAGCACACGAAATCCACGGCGGCTATTATGAAACTTATAAATGCGTTGAGGTTGCAAACAGGCTGCGCTATATGCCATACGCACAAGCGGGCTGGATACGCGAAAAAGAGGGCAACTATTTTACAATGGTCAGTTATTCAAGCCGCATTTTTACGGCGCATATAACCGCTTATGGTGTGGAGGAAATCAGCACACGCAACGCGGACGCGGCTATAAATTATAGCCGTACAACTAGCCGTCAGGTAACAATGGCAATGCGCGAAATTGGCTTGACCGATTCAACTATTGCAAGACTCAAAAAATGGTTTACGAGCAACCCGGCACATGTTACCGCTGTCAATCTTGGGCGCGGTGAATGGGTTGACGGTTGCACCGGGAAGGAGATTTGAAGCATGTATATGGGCGTGTTTGCTATCCTGGTATATTTTATGGTAGTTCCTGGGCTATGCGAGTTTGGCGTTTACCTGTACAGCAAAGGGGGCAAAAAGCATTGATACTAGCTATTCTGCTTTTGCGCTGGTTTGATTCTGCATTCATTGGCAAGGGTCAAGGATACCACGCAAGATAGATTTTAGGGGGCTGTTTTGCAGCCCTCTTTTTTTGGTTTAACTCAGAGTTGGCAAGGGATGAGATATATAAGCGTTATTTGTTGGCATGTATAGCGCGGTAGGGTAGGGGATAGGGCATAATATAGGGCACTATATAGCCATATGCGCTATAATGGTGCTGAGAAGCGTTTTAAGGCGTTTTATATGCAAGGTATAAAAGTATATGCCTATGGCATTGCAAGCCGTTTATAGGGCTTTATAGGGCTATTGTAGCGTATTTGTGGCATAAATGGCAATTAGCAATTGCTTTCTTTGCGTTCTTTGCCACGTCGCGGCGCGTCGTATGCGGTGGAACATGAGCCGGGGGCCGGGGGTCTGGCAGCGCCGCCGCCCCATAGTATTATCTCTCTCACCAAATTTTAAATAAAAAGACAATTTGCTTTAATAATAATATAATTCCCCTATCTATTCTATCCCCTATTAGTCCCCTTTCCTGTCTTTCCCCTCTTTTCGTTTGCTTAACTCGAATTTAGCTTCTCCCCTATTGCCATTTCAAAAATTCGCGCGAAAATAAAAAAGGCTTCCACGGTTTTATCCGTAAAAGCCTTTGAGTTGGAAAAATCCCCAACTAGGATTGTTAGCATCTCCATTGTACCACGATTCCGCTCTGATTGCAAGAAAAAAGACCCCTGCGATTACTCGCAAGAGCCTTTTTCGAGAAAAGGAGTTCTGCTTTATGACAAACAGCGCGTCAAACCCTGTCACCCGTCTATATTCTATCACCATTTGCGGCTTGCGGCAAAAATCAAGCCCTATCTGCATAGAAAAAGACCCCTAGTTGCAGCTAGAGGTCTTTTCCCGAAAGGATACTGAATATGAAAACCGCAAGAGAATGGCTAAGTTTATTCGCCGTGCTTGTGCTCCATCACGATAGGATATTCACGGCGTTTGCTGTGCGTAGTGGCATCGTTCTTGCCTGATTCGTAGCCCGCAATAAAGCAAAGAATCATAATAATTACGACTGCTACTGCTTGGATGCAGTTGATGATTAAAGACATTTAGCGCTCTCCCACAGCTTTGCGAGTTTCGGGCCTTGAATGGCAATCCAGTCAACGATTTCTTCATTCCTAGCCCAATCCGACTCTGATTGTAAACCGCTTTCAGAAAGCATTGCGTGCGTAAGTTCGTGCCGAATTACTTTGTTTCTGTAAGCTAAAAGGTCTTTCTTGCTGTCTGGCGATTGAGCAGCCTTGCTCATGTCGTCAACATAGATTTCTTTTGCAGAATCATCGCAAAATCCATCAACGTTGCATAGTCTTGGCTCTTCCTGCTCGTTGGCTAAAATTACGCTGTAATCAGTTCCGAGAACATTGACAGTTTTAGTGTCCACTATCTGCACCTCTAAATTCAAATTAAGCCCACACGCAGGTCTTGCTCCTGACTGCTCGCCGTTGCTTTGGTGCGAGCCGCTCTTGTCCATTATGCCGACATCTACGCTATTTGCTCCACCGGCATAAAGTTAGCTGTGCGGGATATATAAGGCTTACGCTTTCGTTTCGCAAGTTTCTTTGGCAAAACTACTTTGCGTAAGCCTGTTAAAAGCCCAGCATGTTACGCACTGTCAGTAGGCTCGCTGGGGTCGCCTAACGGGGAACACAATTGCCGCGTCCGGCCCTGCTACCTTTACCCGTATCATCGGCCTTGGTGCTGAATCGAGGACTTGAACCCCGAACCTCCTGATTACAAAACAGGTTCTCTACCAGTTGAGATAATCCAGCATGAAAATTGCCGCTTCTAACTCACAGTTAAGGGAAGTGCCTAAACCTCAACTGCTATAAGTCTGCGGCAAACTTTGGAGAACGTATAAAGGAGAATTCGGGCATGGAGAACCCGGTGGTGGTTTCTGATGGATTTGCACCATCATCTGTTGCCATGGACAACTGCTTTGCTTAAACCAAGAAACCATAATAGTCCGCTGCGTCTTGAACCCCACGGACTGAATACGCATATCGGGGCGGAGGTATAAAATGCTCGCGCACGAGGTAAAATGAACACGAAAACCCTCGTGCTGAATAGGAGGTTTACTTATGGACAAGTAAACGTGGTTGCGAATGCTGGACTCGAACCAGCGAATCAGGGAGTCAAAGTCCCGTGCCTTACCACTTGGCTAATCCGCAATATAATGCCGACCAACTCTCTTTTACGGCTGCTCTGTAAGTTGCCGTAAAGTTGAAAGCGAGCGCGAACAGTCGCTATGTCGGCAGAATCCGCCGTTCCTTGCTCATGGCATCGGAGTATTCCCAGCAGTAGGAAATCTGTGCTTTAAGATTATCGGCGGCAACCGGCAGAACTCACACAGCAGTTCATCCCCAGACGGCAATCGTTCAAATGGCTATCTGGTTTGTTCCCTTGGAACACTTATATCTTACCATACTCGGCAAGCAATTTCAATGGACTTTTGTTGCAAATTTAGGATTTTTTGTTCTTTTCGATTGCTCTTAGCACTAGTCCAACAATCAAGCCAAGCAGCAATGTGAACGCAATTACAGGCCAAATCAGCACAACAATGAAATATGTCATGCTCTCGTATTTGTCTCCCGTGATAAACTGCACCACGAACCACGTAACCACGATGCCGATTGAAAAATACAGCGAGATAAACAGCATTGCGAGAATTACAGCCCCCATTGTTTGTTCACCCCTTGCTTGACAGGTTCCTGATGCTCTCTGCCAGAATCATGTTCATCTCTTTTAGCGCAGCAACCTCTTGGTCGCGTTTTTCCAGTTCTTTCTTGTAATACTCCACCAGAACGCTATTCGCAACATCGTCTGCGTGGTGCTTGTCGAGTCTTTCTACGGCTCTGTCTGCGTAGGTGGTATCATTATCAATCAGGCTGTCAAAATCGCCATCACAGCGCTCGCAGAGGTCTGCTACGGTGCAATGCTTCTCGCATTCGCCAGCTCCGTATTTATCGGACATCTCGTCACAGTATTTCGAGACTTTTTGCGCGTTATACGTCACTCTTATACACCTCTTTTAGTGTCTTGTGTCTGCCGCAGGATTCGCGTTCTGTACAGAACGGATAACTCGGATTTACCTCACACTGCGGAACCATCATCTTTGCGATTTCGGGAGAAACTTGTTCGACTTCTTCTTTCATTTTGCCGAACATCGTTCTAATTTCCTCTTGCGCTCTGTTGCACAGCCGCAAATGGCTTGCTTCAATCAGCGCTCGTGCGTTGGCCGACACGTACAATTCTGTTTCCATCGCGTTAGGCAGCACCATTCGAGCATCTTCTTTGGCCGCTCCGCTTGCCAGCAGGACTTGATACATGTCGATTTCATCATTGTAAGCCTGCATTGCGATTTCAAACTGCTCGTCGTTGAAAGCCTTGGGAATGATACAGCCAAGAATGCCATTTTCGCTTTCATCGCAATAGCGCTGGCTACGAACTGACAGGCTTATATGCCTGTGTCTTGACAACTGTGCCAGACATGCGCGACTAATTCCACTTACGTGGAACGTGAAGTATGCGTGTTCATACACGCTCATGTGCCCGGTCTTTGCGCAACCCTTAGCGATGCGATAGTCGTGAAAATCCGGCTCGCTGTCATAGCACACGCTTGCACATTGCTCAATAACCTTCATCGGATTGTACTTGTATCTCTCGTTTGCTGGCGTGGAATACGCGATAAGTTCAACTTGCATATCAAACCCCGCCTTTCTCTGTTTTAATCTCGTGCTCCAAATAATAACGTGCCTTCGTCAAATCTTGCACTCGGCTGTTGTCTTTCTTCTTGCCAGCACGGCAGATGTACTTGACGGCGTTGCCAAGAGCAAAACCAAGCCCCCAAGCGTCGATTACCTTGATTGCTTCATAAGCGTTATCCTCGCCGCCGTAGTAGGCAGGAATGATGTCGTCGCTCTTCTTCTCCTGCTTTGCATCGTCTTTCTTGTGAATGGTCTTAGCGACTGCCACAGGCTTGAAAACAGCCTTTTTGCCGGTCGGCTTACCGTCTTTGTACTCAAAAAGAGCAATGCCATCAGCGCCAGCGGCAAGAGCCTTGGAAAATTCTTCTTCGGACAGAGCAATGTTGCAAATCATTTGTCGTTCTCCTTTTTCTCACGCTCGAAATAGAGCGCATAATCAAACATTTTGTGGTATTCGGACAGTTCTTCTTGAAACTCTCTCTCAATTTCAAGAACTTCATCAAGAAACGTTTCCCTTGCACATTCCTGCTTATTGTGTACGGCTAACTTGTAGTTAGACATTGCCTTGCGAATCCTAAGTTGTCGCTTATTTTCCAGAATTTGTTCAACGTCCATGTAACCCATCAAGAGCCGATGTTCTACGCTTGTATCCATGCTTATCTCCCTGTCGAGCCAAAGCCATTGTCTCCGCGTTCCGTTTCCTCGAAATGGTCAACGACCTCAAACCCATTCTCCGGCTTTGCGATATAGAGCAAGACAAGTTGCGTAATCTTGTCGCCACGGCTGAACATATAGTCCTCGTCGCTGTGATTGTACAGCTTCACACGGATGCTCCCTGCGTAGCCGCTATCCACGACCCCTGTCGCTGTCAGACCACCTTTCACGTTCAGCCCGGACTTAGACTTGATAAATCCGACTTGTCCCAACGGAATCTGCATGTGAACACCAGTGTCCACTGTGTAGCTGCCATGCGCAGGGACGATGAACGCCACGGGAGTGCGCAAATCCATGCCAGCATCAGCACCATGAGCATAAGTTGGCATATATGCGCCTACATCGAGAATAATTTTCATGTTATTACCGCCTTTCATAGCTTTTCTTTCGTTTCTTCTACTTCAACGCCAATTTCTTGCAGCGTGACTTGCGCCCAAAGGTCTGCAAGCTGGTCGTTTCTGTACTCTTGATACTTCTCCGCAACGCATCCTGTCATGAGCTTCTGGATTCGCCGCAGCGTTTTAGGGGAAAGCCCAGCCTGATAACACGCCAGCAAGCACAGATAACTCGCTCTTGTAGCAATGTCGTATCGCTCTTTTTCGACCGCTTTCGCTCCCGCTTGTTGAATTTCGGCAATTTTCTTGTCCGCATACGCATCAATCGCTTTCTGCATCTGCCCGGTCGGTCTGCTGATGTGTGCTTTCATTCCTTAACTCCTTTCTTCGCCTTGTAGCATCTGCTGAACATTTCTCGCACCACCGTGTACCCGGCATTACCGGGGCTTTCCCACAAACGTAGCATAGCCCCTCTGACGTTAGCCGGTCTCTACGATTCTTTGCAAAGATTCTGACGTAATCCCTGCGCGGCATACCCGAGATTTCGGAATACTTCTCATTGGCTTCTCTGCTGCGCTTCCGGCACTTCTCGCAAGTCTTGTATCTTGCATCTTCTTTCACATGGCCGCAATGCTGACAAAGCCCATTCGCTTTCCATAATTCTCGGTAATTTTCGTAATATGCGTGTCTTTGCTTCGCCAAAAGCCTTTTCTGTTCACTGTCCATTTGTTATTCCCTCTTGCGAAACGCTCTCATGCGCTCCATAGAATACTCTGCGTAAATGGCCTTTTCCGGGTCATAATTCCAATTTATCCACTTCTCGATGTTCTCTTTACCCTCTACCGTGTAAGAGCCATCATCGTAGCTGGCGAATCTGGATTCAGCTGCATCGAATCTGTATTGCCAAGGTTTGCCGTTGTAGACTCCGTAGAAGCAACCAGTTTCATCGCCAGACATAACCGTTATCTCGATTTTGGTGATGTTTTCCATGGCGTTCTTACAGAAAGTTGCGGGTCTATTCAGATAGTCATAGCAGTAGAACTCTGACTTAGGCGTGTAACCACTGTAATCAGCTGTTGAAGCTACGCTCTTTTTCTTTGGCAGCTGCTTCTTTGGCGGCTTTAGCTTGTCATTATTGCCATCGTACAACTCAAATGCGCTTTGCGGCCATGTGAAAGTTCTGTTTTCACCATCAAAATTGATTTCAAACGCGCCATTGCCGGTGTCTGGATTAAAGCGTGTAATTTTAGAGACAGTTCCAACTCTCCTGCAAGGATGCGACGGGTCAGTGCTGTCATACGCTTGGTCAAACATGAAATATTGAATGGTTATATTGTCAATATATTCTCCGCTAGAAACCGTTGTCTTAATGACAACTTTATCTCCGACCTTAAAACCTTTCTTTGATTTATCATCGCTATGCTTATTGCCTTTTTCTGCGGCAAGCCAATCTTCCAGGCAGTCAAACATTGTAATGTCAAATAAACCTGTAATATTCTTACGAGGAAGACCGGCAAACCTTGCGCGATATGCACATCCGTCCATGTGTCCAGGTCTTGAAAGGACTTCCGTGATTACGACAGCTTTATTTCCAGATTCTTTAATTTCATTGCTTACATGAATTGACGGGCACTTCTTCCCATCAAGCGTTATCCAGATTCGGTTTTTACTATCAACACGTTTTGCAATGTCACTGCGGATTTTTACGATAGAACCGACTGTTAAGAATCCGTGCTGTTTCCCTTTTTCTTTTTCTTCTAATGGTTCAAGCATATCGTCAGACCACGAAAAAGGCATTTCGGTTGTAAATCCATCCTCAACCTTGCGCAAGTGCATTATACCAGTTCTGTCATTTTTTTCACAAACGACAACGACATAACCGGCGAAAAGTGTCATTGTTGCGTTGCAACAACAAGGATAAGAAGTACATGTATCGTACATTTCACCGCCAACTAGGTCTTTTCTGACTCTTGCCTTGTCCCCAACATTGAAAACTTTCATTTCTTCACTCCCTTTCGTTCTGCATTTATTCTACCATGCCGCATAAAAAAGTGGAATGGACGAATGTTGCAAATTATGGATTATTTGTTTGAGAGCGCAGAATACAAAAGCGCCCCGTCAAGAGCAGTAATTAGTGCAATCGCGGCAATCACAATAATTATGATAAGACATTTCTCTGCCGCTTCTTTCTTGTCTGCATCTCCCAAGTCTAAAAATAAAGCACCGAGAATCAAGTCAATAAGCCCAGCTACAATACAGTTCAAGAATACAATCATGCCGCCATACGCAATCATTTTGAAAATTTCAGCGTTCATTACAAAATCTCCTTCGCTTTAGCTTCCCTGCGTTCGCTTAAAGTGCCAGGATTCCATTCTCTTGCGTACTTTCTAATCACGTTCTGCCATACATAGCCCTCTCCGCCACGCGCAGGCATCCAGAAACGGTCTGCACAGTTATCGCAGATATTTTCCCATGCTTCAAGAAACTTGCTTAAATAGGCTTCTCTCGCGCTCTCACGGTATAGTGCATTGTCGAGCCAACAGTCAAACGCTCCTTTAATTGTGAGATTTGCGATTCCGTGTTTTGTGCCACAATGCAACGCAAAGAGAATTTCATTCCCAATTGCCATGTCGCATACCTTGCTGAAAAGCGTCGCCCTATCCATATCTGTTAAATTTTTAACAAGCGGCTTCTTCTTTACTATGCCTGCGGCGCTGTTTTCCTCGCTATCGCTCGTAGGCCGATAGGGAAAAGTAAATGGGTCATTTCCTGTTATCTCTCTGCTAATATCCCAAAGAGATTTTGCTTTTTCATTTCTCACCGATTCCGAAGGAATTGGTGCATCGCAAGGCGATGTTGAGAAATTATTTATTTCTTTAGTATTTATTTCTTTAGTATTTAATTGGGTGCGATTATTCACATGTACGTTTTCATCAACTGGACTTTCATCAACTGGAACACATGGATGTTTTTGCTCGTAGACAACATACTCCCAATCAACAATTTTACCGTTAATACGTACTTTATTGCGCTTTAGGTAGCCTTTTTGCTCCAATTCTTTGAGTGTAGACCGAATTGCTGTCTCTCCGTCACTTGAAAGCGTAGTAAGTCCCTGCGTTGAGAAGTTCCAGCCGTCAGGCAAACTCAGCATAATAGACAGCAGCCCCTTGGCTTTTAGAGACAATTCTTTGTCCCGCAGATGATAGTTGCCCATCACCGTGTAATTTTTGTTTTTCTCGGTGCGCATAATCATTGTTATACATCTCCATTTGATAACAAAAACAGCCACCAAGACGTAGTTGCGGTTACATCTTGATAGCTGTTCTTGTTAGGCTCTATTCAGTTTTCGGGTCTATCCGGCCCGCAACTTCCGAATAGAACCTATACCAGTATTATAACGCAATCCGAGTTATAAGTCAATGGCTAAAATCAGAAAGGTCGCTTAAAAACTTGAACTTTTCCGGCAGTTAGAGCGCCTATCATGTTTTCAAGCATGGCAACTGCGTCCGGGGCATCGTCGTGCTGGTTCTTAGAAACCTGACTATACGACCATAAATTTCGTAAAAACTGCGCGTATTCACTGCCATTGTCCAGATAATTCGGATTTCTAAACCAGAAGTGATTTCTTATGTTGTCTGACGCGACAATAATTTTTGTTTGCTTGTTTGCTGTGGTTCTCTTTGTACGAACGCTGGTTCTTCCACCCATGCTGTTAATCTGGTTCTCAACTTTCTCTGCAAATAGCAGACCGTTTGCGTTGGATTCTACTTGGCAGATTTTAACTCCGTGTTTGACGCACATCGCACCACACTTAGGCGCATTAACTTCTGGTAATGCTTGCGAGAACACTACATCTTCGATGTAGACTTCTGTTCCGCTCACAAAGCCAACAGGCATACAAGTATAGTCTCCCTTGCCCTCTGATGGGTCGGCAACAGCTACAATGGCATCCCAATCAAGGTCTGGCAGCTTATCGTAGTATTGCAAGTCATTCTTTCCAAAAACAACGCCTTTTTCTTCGATAGGTCTTTGCTGGAACTCGCTCTCCCATTGCAGGTCAGTGACCAGTTTTCGCTCATTGCGGTAATATTCTGTACTGAACCCCATTCCATATTTGTAGTGGAAGTTGGATTCATCCGTGGCATAATCAAGAGCTGGAACTTCGACAATTTTTGTGCGCCATCCCATTTGAGGTGCGATGTCTTGCAAATGCCCGATAGGGTCATAAATACTAAACCGCGTGCCCTGCGCGATGATAGGAACGCCCTCAAGACGACGGCCAAGAACATCTGAACGTATTTTATCCCACAACGTATCAAGGCGGTCTTTGTTTCTTGCTTCGTCAGAGCCGATGCAACAGTCATCCAGATATAGGATATTAGCAGCTTCGGAAAGTCCAGTAACCTGTGAGTCAAGGGAGCGGCACATGATAGACGAAAAGCGATGACGTGTCGTAATGTCGATTGTGCGTTGTTCCGCGTTCGTTGCAGCGATATTCTGACCCGGAAACACGTCCCAATAATTGTAAGTCGCCTTATCTTGCAGGAAAGTCAAGCAACCATCGTAAAAAGACTTTGCCAGAGCGTCACCGCGCCCAACTAGAAAGCAAGACTTGTCTGGCTTCATACCAGCTCTCCAAATAACGAACAAAAGACCAAGGGTGGTCTTGCCTGTACGCTTCGGCTGGCTAACTGTCAAGAGGTCAATCTTTCCGTCTGCAACATCTTGGAAACCATCAACAATGCGCTTCAACTGTTTCCGTCGCGGAGCGTAGAATCTCTTGTCTGGTCTACGGTCGAACTCCAAGTAAAGCATGAACGAATCAAAATACTTGTGAGCCAAATACAACAGTGAACTCTTTGCTAGAGCGACCCACTTTCTCTTTTCATCCAGATTTCTCGTGTTTGCGATGTTCCAAAGGCAGACGTTGTACAGATTCATCGCGGATTTAAACGCAAATTCGTTATCCTCTCCTGTCGTGTTAAACGTCCCGTCATCGTTTGCGGTTGCGTTTGCACAAGCGGAGAGCGCTGCTTCTACGAGTTTGACATCTGTCGGATTGTCTCGAACCAGCTTATTGAACTTCATAATTCTGACTTTGGCTTCTGCCTGCTCAGGCGTTCTCGCCATCTTCGGAGTGTTTAGCATTTAGAATCACCTCTTTCGGCACTTTAATCATTTTGCCGCAGCACGGGCAAGCAATGTAAATCGGCTCTCCACGGCATAGAATCCAGCTGCGTACTTCTTCTTCAATGAACCAGTACCGCCCTCTTACGCCGTGTCTTGGCATCCCCATGGCGACGTATTTGCTGATTGTCGTGTGTGAGCCATAGCCCAAAAATTCAAGTTCTTTGGCTGTGAGTGGCTTAAATTCCATTTTGTCAACCCCTTTCGTGGTTTAATTACGAGTTAATTATACCAGTTGAGCGCAACTTTTGCAAGCGCGAAATCAACTCAACGCAAATCTGTTGCCTTGGTAACTTTTTTCTTTTATTATGGAATCAAGCAAACCGGGGGTGAACTAATGCTTAACAAAGGTCGAAAAAAAATCTATTCGTCTTACGAACCCGAAGATTTAGACGCGATTGTTGTCGCTCGGATTCTTGCTGATGCAATCCCGGTTCACCTGCAAAACGCAGAGGACATTGACTATCTGCATAATTATGCAAAGGGTATTCAACCAGTGCTGAATCGCACTAAGGATGTACGCCCGGAAATCAACAATAAGATTGTTGAAAACCATGCCTATGAGATTGTCGAGTTCAAAACCGGCTATTGCTTTGGCTCTCCTGTAACCTATGTAGCACGCTCTGAAAGCGACGATAGTGAACAGGCTACACCTGATACGCTTGACGCTCAAAAGGCCGCAGAAATGGCTCCCAAGCCGCGCAAACGCAATGGTGAGGATAAAGTCAATCGTTTGAATACTTTGTGCTTGAACGATGACAAGCCTAACACTGACCGCGAACTTGCTGATTGGATTTTTGAGTGCGGTATTGGCTTCAAGGCAACTTTCCCGCTGACCGCTTACGCCTCGAAGCGTAAAGAGAAGTCTGCGCCGCCGTTTCATACTTCTGTGCTTGACCCGCGAAACACTTTCTGCGTGTACAGCACGAACATGGAGCACTCGAAGCTGCTAAGTTGCACTTATCACAGAAAGCACGGTGTTGGTCTGACCGATACGGTTGACATCATTGCCTACACCGATGACAACGTGTTCACGGCCTCTCTGCCGTATTCGATGCCTGTCGCCGATGGTAGCGACCAAGCCACGTCTTGGATGGACATTGTTGTAAGCGGAACAACCAAATTTGAAGTTACGCCAAATCCTATGGGGATTAACCCGATTGTTGAATACGACGCTAACACTTCCAGATTGGGTTCTTTTGAGCCTGTCATCGAACTCCTTGACGCTCTCAATGAGATGGCTTCCGACCGTGTAGATGGTGTTCAGCAATTCGTTCAGAGCTTCATCAAGTTCATTAACTGCGACATTGACGAGGAAACTTTCACTGCGATGAAAGAACTCGGCGCTATCAAGGTTCAGTCAAATGGTCAGTATCAAGCTGACGTTGACATTATTACCAGCGAGTTGAATCAAGACCAGACGCAAACTCTGGTTGAGGACTTGTACAACAAGGTTCTTGCAATCGCTGGTGTGCCTGATAGACGTGCTTCTGCCGGTGGCAATACAGGTCAAGCACTTATCATCGGTCAAGGTTGGACGAACGCAGAGAGCCGCGCTCTTAGCTTCGAGAAGATGTTCTTCAAGAGTGAGCGTGAAACCATTTTGGTCATGCTCAAAATTCTGCAAGCGTTTCCTAAGTACAAGGTTACAGGTCTTGAAACGTCTGACATTGACATCAAGTTCACTCGTAACCGTACAGATAACTTGCTGAATAAGAGCCAAGTCCTGCTTAACCTGCTGCAAGCTGGTATTCATCCGCTTGGCGCTATTTCTCTTAGCGACATCACAAGTGACCCGGAGAACTTGTTCAATATGAGCGAGGATTTCATGATTGAGAAGTGGAAACCTCAACCTCAACCAGAACAGCTTAAAGAGTCGAATAATCCTGACGGGACAAGTGATAAGACGAATAAGCCGCAGGATGCCGACGATGCAAAGAACGCGCAGCGTGACGCAAAGGCTAACGACACTACAACTAAGGGCGATAATAACGCCCAGAATGACGCAATCAACAAGGCTAAGTCGGAGTAATCCGATTTTAGATAGATTTCGCCTATCTTGCTGGCGCTTAACTGCAAGAAACTGTGGATTCACAACACGTTTAAACAGTGGAAAGGAAAACTACTATGGCATTTGATTTTGGCACAATCTTTGGTGATGCCGAAAGCATGACTAAAGAACAATTGGACGCAGCACTTCAAGCAAAAGGCATTAAGCTAGCTGACCTCGGCACTGGCGAATATGTGAGCGCTGGCAAATATCAGAACGCTGTTTCTGAACTTGACCAGTTGAAGCAGCACCAGATGACCGATGCAGAGAAGCAAGCGGCAGACATTGCCGCTATCAAGGCGCAGAACGCCGCACTGATGAAAGACCGCCGCAAGAGCAAGATTGAATCTGCTTTGGCAAAAAGCGGTATTAAGTCTGACGGCTATGCGAAACTCATTGACAAGTTCTCCGACATGGAAGATGAAGATGCTATGGCTGGCGCACAGACCATCATCGATACTTACAACGCGGAGAAAGAAGCGATTGCGACCGCAATTCGCCAAGAACTCATGCAAGGTATGAAGCAGCCCTCTGACGGTAATGCTCCTGCCAACAAAGAGTTTTCCAAGATGACTATGCAAGAACGGATGGAGCTGAAACAGAAGAATCCCGAACTGTACAAGGCCGAATCCGCTAAATTGGCGAAACACTTCTAAATCTAAGTTAAAGAGAGGAATCAAACAATGGCTGTAACTGGCACTTTTGGTGGTTTCTACTTCGACCCCGATGTTTTCACTGATTACATCCAAGAAGCAGACCCCGTACACACCTCGATTATCAATTCTGGCGTTCTGCGCGTTGCTCCCGAAATCAGCGCTGTGCTGACCGACAAGAACAACGTGTTTACCGTCCCCAACTACACCCCCCTGACTGGCGATGCCAAGAACTACGATGGCGAGACCGACAACACCCCTGTTGAAGTCGCTGCCGCCAAGCAGACCGGCATGGCTTTCCGCCGTATGGCCGCTTGGAAAGACCAAGACTTCACTCGTGAGCTGACTGGCGCTGACCCTCTGGGCGATGTCGCTCGTAAGGTCGCTTACTACCAGCAGAAGAACAACCAGAAAGACCTTCTGTCTGTCATTGATGGCGTTCTGACTGTTGACGCTATGTCCAGCCACGTCAAGGACATCACCGCCGACAAGGGTTCTTCCACTACCGCTACTCCCACCGCAGAGAACCGTCTGTCTGCTGACACTTTCCTCGATGCTGCGCAGGAAGCTCTGGGCGACAACTTCGATGACCTGACCATGGTTGCTATGCACTCTCGTGTGTACACGAACCTGCTGAAACTGCAACTGGTCAACAACATTGCTACCACACCTGATGCTTACAGCCGTGGCGTTCAGTTCGGTTTGCTGCTGAACAAGTATCTGGTTATGGTCGATGACAGCCTGACCTCTGGCACAAAGGATGGCGTTGCAACTTACACCACCTACCTGCTGGGTGAGGGTGCTATCGCTACCGCTCGGAACGTCCGCATCGACCGTCCCAACTACGTCGATTACGACCCTGAGTCCAAGGGCGGCGTGAACAAGCTGTACACCAAGTGGGGCATGGCTATGCACCCGCTGGGCATGTCTCTGGATGTCAGCAAGATTGCCAAGAACTCCCCGACCCGTGTCGAGCTGGGCACTAAGGCTAACTGGACTAAGGTCTGGGATGCTAAGAACATCAAGCTGGCCAAGATTGTCTCCAACGGCTAATCTAAGCCAAAGTTAAATGAGCGAGGACAGAGTTATGGAAGAAAAACTTCAACAACTGAAAATCATGCTCGGCATTGATGACACAGACGAAGATGAACTCCTGACTCTGTTGCTCACTCAATCTGGTAAGAAGATTGTCCGGGCGGTATATCCTTACGGTTCTACCAACGAAGATGTGCCGTCCCGGTACAGTTTTCTCCAAGTTGAAGTTGCTGAACGCATGTACAACCAACGTGGCGCAGAGGGTGAAACCTCACATGGCGAGAATGGTGTAAATCGTACTTATCAGAGTATCGAGGACTTCATCATTAGCAATGTGGTTCCTTTCTGTGGCGTTCCCAAGGCGGTGAGCAGCAATGCGAAGTCTTGAACGAAACAAGCGAGAGATTTGGTTCTCCAACCCTACTGTTGTGGGTGAGGATGAAACGGGCAACGATGTATACGAATACTCCGAGCCTGTATCTGTAATGGTCAACATTTCCGCTCCTACTGGCTATGCCTACGGCACGGAAAACGGCATTTGGGCTAACTACAACTTCGTGATTATTGTCACAGCTAAAGAGTATGAACCTCTGCAATTCACAGAGGGCAAAACTCTTATCTGGCACAATAAGAAACCTAGTGACGGCAAGCCGAATCTGGTTGTTGACCGTGTTGCAGATAGCATCAACCAAGTCCGAATTGGTCTAAAGCGCAGGTGAGATTCTATGGCACAAGTAAGAAGAACTTGGCTTGGTGTAAAGAACATTAAGGCTCTTGCCAAGCAGTATGAACTTCTTGCAAAAGACCTTGAAAAGCACACGCAAGGCGCTCTAGATTATGCGACAGAAAAGACTTTCGACCGTTATAAGTTCTCGCTCCCCGGCTCTTTGGCAAAGACAGCTGATATGGAGCCACCGCAAAAGTCAGGCAAATATTACCGTACTCGTATAAAAAACACGGATGAACGTGCAATTTATGTTGAGTACGGCACTGGTTTAAATGGTCAAGACCATCCATACCCTGCTGATGGGCCACAACCAGAGGGTTCGCTCCCTTATTCTGGTTACAACACAGGCCCACATTCCAGCCAAGAGGAACATTACACAAGTGGTTTGATTGTCCCTTATGGTCAATGGATTCCGCCCGGTGAAATTCCTTACACAGCTAGAGATGGCTCTAAGCACATCTTCACGTGCGGCCAAGCGTCGCAACATCAAATGTATGACGCTAAGAAATACTTTGATGACAACGGCGCTAAGTTGGCTAAGTATTACTTTCAGCAAAACGGAATTGAGTTAAAGGAGAAGTAATCGTGGACATCAAGAACTACGAGATTGATATTCGCAAGTATCTTCTCTCGAAACTTAAGGACGTTGAGAACGTCCGAGTGTATGCAGGTTACAACAAAGGCGATGCGCATTATCCCGCCGTGATTGTTACCCAGATTGATAACAGCCTGTTAAGTCAGACTTATGATTCAGCTGGCTGGCATCATGCGAGATACGCTTTTGATGTGAACGTGTATACGCAAGGCGACAACGACCGAGTTCAAGCAACTCAAATTTCCTTGCTTGTGTCTAACGCGATGCAAGGGCTTGGCTTTCAGATGGATTCGTACAATCCAAACATGGGAGACAAGACACAAAAATACGAGCGTGTTGTGATGCGCTTCACGGCCATTATCGACACATCAACAGATACGACCTTTAGGGGGTAATAGTAAATGGCTATTTCCAGTTATAATATTGTCCTCAAAACTTCCGATACCAAGGCTGGCACTTACGCAGAACTGGTTCCCGTCAAGGACTTCCCTGATTTGGGTTCCGCTCCTGATACCATCGAAGTCACCACTCTGCGTGACAAGATGAAGCGCTATATCCAAGGTCTGCAAGACACTGGCAGTTTTGAGTTCACCTACAACTACACCAAGGCCGACTTCACAAAAGTTGCGGCTCTGGATGACAACGCAACTCACTACTTTGAGCTGGACTTCGGTAACGATGGTGCTGGCGGCGAGGGTTCTTTCTACTTCGCTGGGCAGGTCACTACCTACGTTTCCGGCACTGGCACTGGTTCTGTTGTGGAAGCAAAAATTGTTATCACTTGCGACAGCGAGGTTTCTACCACGAAGCCCTCTGCCTGATAAACGCAGCAAGGCGTTCTCCTTACGGGGTTTGCAGGGGAATCTCCCCTCGCCCCGTGCCTTGCGTCCTTAGTTGGACGAGGTGAGAGCGCTTTACAATATTTACGCTAAGTCATATTTGACAAGGAGAACAAATTATGATTATCAATGGCAAAGAGTTGAAACTCGAAATTACGTTTAACACAATCTGCCAACTCGAAGATATTGGCGTGTCTCTCGGTGAAGACCGCAAGACCATGTCCATGCTTCGCGGTTTTGTTGCTATCGGTCTGGGCATCTCCCCTGACGAAGCCGGTGAGGAAATCGAGAAGTTTGTCGAGGATGGCGGCGACATTACCGAACTGGTTAAGGCAATGTCTGATGCTATGGAAAACAGCGGTTTTTTTCAGTCTCTCGCCAAGAAAGCGGACGCGGGGAAAGCAACTGTGCAGAAAGTTCCCGCAAAGAAAGCGTAAAATACAAAAATATGCGTGAAGCCGTCTATAAAGGGTGGCTACCGCAAGCGTTAGCAATGGGGGTTGGGTATGACACATTCTGGTCGCTCAACCCTCTTTTGCTACAACCATTTTTTAATGCTTTCAAAGTAAAAACCGAGTTGCAATTTGAAACAAGCAATGTTGCCGCATGGCTTAACGGCATGTATGTTGCCTATGCGCTCGGCGCTTCTTTTGGCAAGAAGTCCTATCCCGAAAAGCCGCTTAACTTGAACTTAACCACAACACCAGAGGAAGAAAAAACCAAGAAGATGAACGCGGATGCCGCAAGATTCTATGCTTGGTCTTTGGAGTGGAACAAGATGATAAAAGCAAAACACAAAAAAGAGGGTGGTGGTGTAGATGGCTGATGAACTCGGATTTGAAATTAGCGCTAAAGTTGACCAAGCGCTTACTGCTCTCGGTCAGCTCAACTATCAATTCTCTAAGTTGGGCGGCACTGTTTCAAGCGTTACAAAAACAATTGCGTCCTCTCAATTTGGTCAGGCCATAAAGGGACAAGTAGACCAAGTTGCTGATAGCTTTCAAAAGATGAAAGACGCAAAAGCTTCTGCTGATGCCGCCGTATCTAAAACGAAAGCCAACCCTGCTACTTATGAGCAGGTGAAAGAGCGTCAGGAACAAATCAACAATGCGTTTAGACAGGCTAAGTCAGAGGTAACGAATCTGAAAGCCCAGATGGCGCAGCTGATGATTGAGTATCGCAAAGTTAGCATCGAACAAGGCATAACAAGCGACAGCGCACAATCTGTTGCAAGTGAATACAATGCGCTTGGCGTTCAGCTTGACGCTGCAACGAAGAAGTTAGACCGCTTTAAGCAGCTAAAACGAGCCGTTAAGAGTGCTGTTAAAGACACAGAATCCTCTCTTGGCGGCGATAATGTTGGCATGTTTGGTGGCCTGTCAGCTGCCGAAGAATCCATGCGAGCCGCAGAGCAATTAGCTGCCGCAGAATATCAGCGCTCTCTTGCGTCACAAACTGCAACGCAGAGTACAAACCAAGCTTCTACTGCTCTTAGATTTTTTAGTCGAAGCGCTAATGATGCAACTGGTGCTGTCAAAAAGAACGACACGTTCTTTGCGCAGCTGTCTCGCTCTATCAAAAATATTACGTTCTATCGTTTAGTTCGCGGCGCTATCAAGTCTGTTATGAACGCCGCCATGCAAGCCACACAAGCCATGGCCATCTGGTCGCAGCAGTTCGACACTGGCGCTACTGGTAGTCTTGCCAGCTTCAACGATAACGTATCTTCGATTGCGTCTAACATGCTGTTCATGCGTAACGCAATTATGGCTGCGGTAGAGCCTATCATTTCTCTGCTGACCCCTGCGTTCAATATGCTGGCATCAGCGATTGCAAACGCATTTAATATGCTGTCGCAGTTCCTTTCTGCCTTAACTGGACGTTCGTTCTACAACAAGGCAATTAAGAACAATGTCAACTATGCGAACTCTTTGAAACAAGGTTCTAAAGCGCAGAAAGCGTTCCTTGCTGGGTTTGACGAACTCGAAGTTGTGCAGTCTCAATCTGGTTCCGGCGCTGGTTCTACCATGGGCATCGACCCCGGTTCAATGTGGAGCCAAGAGCAGGTAACTCCCGATATGGAAGCAATTGTCAGCCCTCTGAAAAAGGCTTGGCAAGATGCTCTTGACAACATGAAGTCAATCTGGGATTCGCACAAGGATAGCCTGTTTGCCAGTGCGCAAGAGTTGTTCTCTGCAATCGGAAATCTGATGACTACCATCGACATCTCGATTCTTGAAAACTTCTTTGGCGAGGGTCGTGTTGGTGCACAGATGTTTGCTGATGCGTTGTGGTTCCTTGATAACGCAATGCAGCTACTTGCATCTATCATAAACAATGTTCTTGCACCTGCCGCAGACGGCTTTATTCAAGGCTTCTCTGATTCTCTGGGTGTTATCTGGGGCATTGCAGAAGATATATTTGGCCCGATTCTCGAAAAGATTTTCACCTTAACTGATTACTTGAATCAAAACAGCGATGCCGTGCAAAGCATTTCTCAAAAGATTGGGTACGTCATTGGTGTCATTGCTCCTATTGTTGGCGTAATTGCGATTGTTGTCGGTGCTATTACTGGCGTTATCGGCGTTATTAGAACTGCTATAACGGTCATCACTGCCGTAAAGACTGCAATTTTCCTTGTCCAATACGCAGTTATGCTTGTTGGTGGCCCTCTAAACGCAGTTATTCTCGTTGTCGCGGCTCTTGGCGCTGCATTTATTGCACTTTACAAGCACTCTGAAACTTTCCGCAACTTCGTTAATGGCGTTGGCGAGGGAATCAAGGAAATGGTGAACGGATTCATTGATGCTGCTGGTGCTATCATTGACGGATTTATCAAGGGCATCGTTGAGGGTGTTCCTCGCGCAATTAAAGAAGTTGTTGATTGGGCACTTGAAATCCCTGCCAGATTTAAAAAAGAACTTGGTATTCATTCTCCGTCCACAGTGTTCTCTGACTTTGGCAACATGATTGTCCAAGGCTTAGTGAACGGTATTCGCGCTTTCTTTGGTAAAGTCACCGATGTCATAGGCGACATCAAAAAGAAATGTGACCTGTCGAGCCTTGTTGAGAGTGCTTTGAAGTGGGGCAAAGATATGATTCAAGGCTTTGCTGATGGCATCACAAGGGCAAAAGATGCTGTTGGGAACGCCATTCATACTATTGCCGACAAGATTACTGGTTTGTTGCACTTCTCTCGTCCTGACGAAGGGCCGCTTCGCAACTATGAGCAGTGGATGCCAGACTTCATGCGTGGCTTGGCTAATGGCATTGATGATAATTCCAACTTAGTCTATGCTGCCACTGGCCGTCTTGCAGCTGGTATGCAATCCGCGTTGAGTGTTCCTGCGCTCGGCATTGGCAACGTGAATGGGTCTGTAAGCCTTGACGCATCTTCTGTTGGTGAAGCCCAAATGAACGCCAACCAAGCTATGGCAGACGTGTTCTGGCAGGGCTGTATGGCTGTCGTGCAAGCTATTAACAACAAGGATATGTCTGTATCTATCGGTGATGATACAATCGGTCGTGCGGCTTCTCGCTACGAACGCAAGCAATCTGTAATTAACGGGGGTGCATACTAATGGCTAGTCTTGACAGAAAGATGTCAACAGAATTTTTTGTCAACGGTTCTCCCCTGTATGAGCCTGATGCGGACGGTGGAGTTCAAATGGAGTGGAACTCCATAGCCGCAGAGGGTTCCGGCCGCACGCAAGATGGAGTTATGCACATTGAGTGGGTAAAGCAAAGAATCCCTAAAGCGAAGTTTTCTTACAAGGCCGTAACAAGAGAACAAATGGCTTACATGAACAACCTTGTTCAAGGCAAGACATTCCAGTTTACTTGCCCGAAAGAGGACGGAACCCCGGAGACATTTGAAGCCTACTGCTCTACGTCAAGCGGCTCAGCGTACAGCGCTTATTTTTACGATGGTTTGTATCGTGATTTTAAGTTTGACATTATCGGCACAGGAGCGTAATATAGAAGTATGAGAGATTGGCAGGTGATTGACGATGTTCTATAACAAGTTCGTGTTAGCCGATGGCACAGTCTTGTATGACAACATCGTTAGCGTTAGCTGGACTGAACAGGTAAACTCTGATAGCGATAACATCACGCCCGGTGCTGTATGTGCCAATGCAATTGACATTGAGTTCTGGATTACTTCTGATGGCTCTCTTGCCATCGCACAAGGTTCAACTCTGACTTATTATAAGGTTGATGCTGATACTGGCACTGAACACCAGATTGGCATTTACACTTGCGAAAAGCCGGAGAAAGACGGCGGCAATAAATACAAAGTAACTGCTTACGATAACATCGCAAAGCTGGACATTGATGTTGCTGATTGGCTGAACTCGCTCAATTTCCCGATTACGATTGAGGCATTTGCAAATAGTCTTGCCGCAAAGTGTGGGCTGACATTCAAGAATGTCCCGCCTATCAACGGTGATTATTCCGTACAGGCGTTCACAGCAAACAGTTCTACTGGCCGTGACCTGATGAAGATGGTGGCACAAGCTACCGGGTGCTTCATTCGTGCAGCTGCCAATGGTGAATTGGAGTATGCGTGGTACGTGACTAACTCGAAGTTGAGCATTGCCACGAACGAGTCTAATGGCCTTTACTTCCACAAGACGGCATACGATAAAGAGAACAAGATTCTCCGCGACCGTCAGGTTGTTAGACTCCGCACAGCTGATGTTGTATATCAGCCGAAAAGCACTCCGTACTTCTCTGGCCAGCTTGCATTCTCTGACTTCACCGTTACGGCAATTGATAAAGTTCAAGTTAAGCAGTCGGATGATGATGTGGGCGTTATTTATCCCGCTGATGCGGCAGGCACAAATGCTCTGGTTATTAGCGCAAACAGGCTGCTTGTTACTGATTCCGATGCAACGCTACGACCGTATGTGAAGAATCTGTACGACCGCTTGAACAACATGGTCTATGTGCCATGTTCCAACATTCAGACTCCCGAAACGCTTGATATTCGTGCTGGCGACATCGTAACGGTAACGGATGGTAAGCGAAAGTTTGTCACTTGGATTACATCGGTCAAGCGCTCCGGCAACAGATGCACGTTTGAGAGCGTAGGTTCTATCAACCGAAACACAACCACTGCGGTGAATAACGCCAAATACAACTCGAAGCAAAAGATTCTTGAAATTTCTGCAACGGTTGATGGCCTTACCGTAAAGGCTGAACAGACAACGAAAGACATCAGAGGTCTAAGCACTCAACACACGCAACTCAAACAAACTTTTGATAAGTTTGAATTGACTGCCGTTACAGATGGCAATGTTCGTTCTAAGTTCGCTCTTGACCAAACGTCTGTAACCATTGAATCTGGCACAATCACATTCAAGGGTGACACGCTTGTTGTTGATTCTGATAACTTCAAGTTAAAGCAAGATGGCACTGTAAGCATTACTGGCACGCTAACCTCGCAGACAACTTACAGTAAAGCTATTGTTGGCGATGGCGAAATTACATTGTCGCAAAAAGTTTCATCTGGTGAGTGGTCTCCCGCTGTCAGAATTTATTCCGATGGCGTTGGCGGTTCTTACCTGCTAGGTCACATCACTGTTTACGGCGACCAAGGCTCTAGTGATAAGCGTGTAGACATATATACAGACCAAGGCGGCGCTAAGATGGCTATGCGCAACGCATCCGGCAAAACATTTATGATGTTTGAGTCGGACGGTTCTGGCGAGGGGCACTTGTCAATCGGCGGCGAGAATGGTCTAGGTTATCTTGAATGTAAGCGTTTAAGGATTGATGGCCACAACGTGGCTTTGTCCCGCGTAAACTACACAAACGAACAAGGAAAGCCCACTTGGGAATATCTGCTGACTGCCCACCAAAACAACGCATGGGAATGACTGTCAATAAAGGCAACGCATGGTAAAGGAGACACTATGAGTGACAATGAAGTAATTATGAACCTGCAACGCGACCTGTTTGCCGTCATCAACAACTCTACAATGCCGCTTATGGTCAAGTCTTTGGTTGTTGAAAATGCTCTTTTGAAACTTAATGCAGAGTTAAAGAATGAGCAAATTGCCAACCTGCAAGCTAGTCAAAAAGTGAATTTGCACGTAGATACGTTGGAAATGAATACAGGTTCCAATAAAACAGACGAGGTGAAAGAATAATGGCTGACCAAGGCTACAACCTCAAATACACTGGCAAAGAGATTGATGACCTGCTCGACAAGGCTGATACCATGAATAGTTCTGCCCAAGTTCCTGTTGGTGGCTCAACCGGTCAGGTTTTGGCTAAAAAGTCTGCAACCGACTACGATTTGAAGTGGGTTGACCAGTCCACTGGCGGAGATACACACGGTATCCCTGCTGGTGGTATCTCTGGGCAGGTCTTGACGAAAAAGAGTAGCGCCAACTTTGATGCAGAGTGGAAAACTCCCGTCTCTGCCGGTGTGCAAAGTGTGAACGGCGAAAGCGGAGCTGTTGTGCTGACCGCAGACGATGTTGACGCGTTGGCGAAAAGTACATACGACCCGCAGGGGCGGCAGACCGATATATTCAAGGCGATCGACAAGGTCTCCAACATCTACTATGCCAGGCTTACGCTGAACGGGTGGACGGCTTGCAGCAGCGCCGACCAGGCCAAAGACCTGCTGTACCAGCAGACGGCTACGCTGACCTGCGCGAACAGACATGCGCCGGTGGTAACGGCTGCCAGCGAGTTTTTGTCCGGCATCGGCTACGACAAGACCGGGGTGCCCGCTACCGATAATGTGCTGAATGAAGTGCAGGACATCATCAACGACGGCGTGACGGTCACGGCGTACAATTCTGTGCTGGTTAAGGTAAAGAAAAAGCCTACCGCCGAGATCCGGGCGCGGTGGGTCATTCAAAGTTGATGGAGGTTTAGCATGAAACATTGTAAGAAATCTGCGGCATGTGCTGCGCGGGGGTACTGCTGATGGGTGTAGCACCGAGGATTCCGGGCGGAGTGGAAAGATTTCGCAAGAGTTTGATTCCTGTAATGAGTTCAAACAGCCAAAATGGCTACACAATTGCAGCAAATACCTATTACGACGAATCAAGATTTCCACTGTGGCACGCATTTGATGGCAATACAATTCTTGGCGGTTTTGGCGATATTACAAATGGTTCCACACTATATATGGGAGCATCTAACAAAGACCCAATTATTGATATTACCTTCCCGAAACGTGTCTCTGTTTCTGGGGTATTGATTTTAGCATCTACTGCAGAAGCAGCTGGCGTTGGTCCTCTCAGAGACTATTTGCTTTCTTATTATGATGATAGCACTGGGGCTTACAAAACGCAAAAATTCGGGGTTATTACCGGCACATCTGGAACAGATTATGATGTTTCTGATACTTTATCTTTACGTTCTAACAAATGGCGTTTGACCATGTATCGAAAATCGGAATTTGTTGGAGTAAACCAAATCATACTTTTCTAAAGTAAGGAACTAAACCAATGAAAATCTACGATGAAATCACCAACGAGGAGCTGACCTCTCCCGACCTGTCAGCCGGTTATCTCTACACCGCCAGGCGGGTTGCCGAGCATGTGCCGGAGAGCCGGGAAGTGATGCAGGGCACTGTCACCGAGGACGACCCCAAAGGCCTTGAGCACATCATCTCCGGCTACGATGTGTACGAGGACTGCCAGTTCTACCACGCTTACACGGCAGAGGAACTGGCCGAGCGGGAAAAACCCACGCTGCAGGAACAGGTGGACGCCAACGCGGCGGCCATTTTGGAGCTGGCCCAGATGCTGGCCGGAGGTGAATGAGATGGTACAGTTTTATATCTGCTGCATCAAGCGCGGGCTGATTACGCTGGACAATGTTCCGGAAAAGTGGCGCGATGCGGTTAAAGTCAGATTGTAGGGCGTTGTTGTCGCAATTTATTTCATTAAATAAATAAAAGGAGCGTGACATTTTATGCTTTTTGATGGTAGGAATCGAATCCGTTTTGGTTATTCCCGCTGGGGTTGGACTCGTGGTGGCGGTAGAATTTGGCATGGTGGCGCTGACGTTGATGGTCTGGATGATTCCACCATTCACATGCCCGGCTACGGTTCAAAATCCATCTCCGGCACTGTTGTAACTGCAAGACAAGTTACAGATAAGCGCAATAAAACATGGGAGTGGGGTTGGTATGTCTGCGTTAAGCTGGACGCAAACCAGACTCCCGATGTCGTGAATTACCTGTACTTCTGTCACTGTGAGAAGTTGCTCGTAAAAGTTGGTCAGAAAGTCAAGACTGGCGATGCGCTTGCAATCATGGGAAACACTGGCAACGCTTCTCTGGCAAACCCGCCTTACAAGCACTGCCACTTCGAGATTCGCGCTTCTTCTACCGGCAAAGGGCTTGACCCCACTCAATACATGGGATTCGCAAACGCCGTTGGCGTGTATGATTCCGAGGTTGAAGTTCCCGAACAGCCTGTACAGGATGAACCTGCTAAGTCCAAGTTGCAGATGATTACCATTGGCCCCATTTCCCAAGGTGATGCAGATAAAATCTACACCACAGCGAAAGAACTCGGACTTACCGAGCAGGGCCTTTATAAATCCGAATGGGTGAAGTGAAATGCGAATTATTAAACTTGATGGCTACAATGCCACCGTAGATAACGGCAAAAAGCTGGAACTCGGTACATTTGACAGCTACGGAGAGGAACAACTTCAAATTGTCAAAGCGCAAAATTGGGAGAATTTGAGTGTACTGGCGACATTTAATCCACCTAGCAAGAAGCCTGTTCAAGTTGTTGTTGATTCCGTTACTGGCGTTATTAAAGTCCCAAAGGAAGCTACCGCTAACTTGTACGGCGTTGGGACGATTGTGTTTGTAGGTCTTGCAGACGGCGTGCAACGCATTTCTGCCGATGTTGAGTACATTGTAAGAAAGCACTCAAATGCAAACGGTACAGAACCAGCAGAACCTACTCCGAGTGTCGTACAGCAAATTCTTACCGAAGCGCAAAATGCGAATACGACATCTGCCGAAGCAAAGAAACTCGCCACTGACGCGAAAGACATTGCCCAAAGCGTTAGAACCGATGCTGATAACGGCAAGTTCACTGGTGCAAAGGGTGACAAAGGCGATGATGGCACAACGCCGCAGCTGAAAATTGGCGAGGATAATTTGTGGCATGTCTCGTATGACAACGGTGCAACATGGGTATCCCTTGGCGTGAAAGCCACCGGCGATGCGGGCAAAGACGGCGAAGACGGCGTGACACCTCACATTGGCGAAAACGGCAACTGGTGGGTTGGAGATACAGACACTGGCGTATCTGCTAAGGGTGACAAGGGTGATACTGGTGCCAAAGGCGCTGACGGTGTAAGCCCGACCGCCTCCGTTACTCAGACAGATGACGGAGCAGAATTTACTGTTACAGATGCCAACGGCACAACGACTGCTATGATAAGAAACGGAACTGATGGTAAAGATGGCGCACCTGGCGCACCTGGCAAAGATGCCGTTGTGGATGCAACATTAACGCAGGATGGGCAGGCAGCGGATGCGAAGGTCACCGGCGAAAAGATTGGCCAACTAAAGAAAGATTTGTCCAACAAAATTACAAAGTTCTACGCATCGAACCAAGGCGAAACTCATCTTACTGATTCTGATAGCGGTAAAATTATGGACATGATGTTGTATGGAAAGTCCTCACAAGATGGAACGCCAACGCTAGAGAATCCAGTTGAGGTTAAGTGCGTTGTGAATCCTACGGTTAAAGTAACAAACGAAGATAATGTAGATTCCCAATCATTTACAGTCAATGATGTTACCCTCTGTGCAGTTCCAGTAAAAGAAGGTGGAAACATAACAGTAAATGGTCAACAGTACATTGCAGATTATATTGATGTTGAAAATGGCAAAATAGTAAAATATGTAAAAAAATTATTTCTTAAAACGTTTGGATGGTCAAAAGCAATCAATAAAGGTGTTCTTAGATTTTATGGTAGCACAATTGATGTAGTAGGAATAAGTGGTAATAAAGTTATAAAAAACACTTTTTCAATTAGCAGTCATTTCGCTTTTGTTACTGGTACGCCAGATAGAATTGGAACTTTTACATCAAATTCTGACGGAACCAATGCTAACATGGGTTTTGCATTTAGCACAGATACAACAATAACATCAGATTATTTTAACAATTGGATTTTAAATAATAAGCCATTTGTGCTTTTGCCAGTTTCAAAAGAAGAATTGCCTTTAACATCAGAACAGACACAGGCATTAAAAGAACTTGCAACCTATTATCCAGTAACAAACATCGGCGTCAATTCAAAACAGCTTGACGGATATACAGTATTTAATTATCCAATAAGTATGGCAAATGGGTGGAACTATGTAAAACAGCAGTTAAATGACAACCGAGATTACATCTACGATATGGACTTACAATCCGCAGAAGCCTATGTCAACAGCGAATATGCAGTAGCGCTTACAGAATTGGAGGTATGATTATGTTATATAGAGCATTATTAAAGATTAAAGAAAGAAACGGTATGACAGACAATTTAAAGAATAAGATTGATGTGTTTTTTGCAGTTGGGAGAATCACGGAGGAACAGTACAATGAGCTGATGGATATTGATGATAAGGAAGAAGAACCGAAAGCGGAAACTACTTAACTAAAGGGAGCTTTGGCTATCAAACAGAAAGGACAACAAATCATGAGACTTTTAAACGGTGAAGTTTTACCGCGCTGGCCTTGCGCCGACAGGCTGGCAAGATGTAGAAATGTCGGAATTGAAATTGACGCTTGACAATTTCGAGCTTGTATGCTACACTACAATAAAAAGAGGTGATACAAGGTGGATATTTTCATGAATGTTGCTTCGATGGCATCTATTACCGCCATTGTTGAGCTTATCGCGTATGCGTATAAGACAAAGACCTCGGCAGATAACAAGTGGATTCCTGTCATCTGTATGGTTGCTGGTGCAATTCTCAGCATTGCTGCTTGGGTTGTTTACCCGGCTATTTACCCTGCCACAGATGCGTTTACCGCGTGTGCAATGGGTATTGGCTCTGGCGCAACTGCTGTTGCACTGTATGAGGGCATTTTCAAGTCCTCTAATAAATAATAGGGGTGTTTGAAGATGCGCACTAAGAAAGCAGAGATTGCAAACCAAAAGCAAATCGGTGATGCAGAGCCGGTTATTGTTTCTACTGACAAAGTTCCTGACGAAGTTGTGCCGGTAGAAGATATTCCCCAAGTGAAAGAGTATCAAGTCTTTGTTCGATTCGCAAGCCGCGAAAATGCAGAGAACTTTAGATTCAAGTTAAAGTCTCTCGGCTACGACAATGCAGAGTTGAGCGAGGTGTGACAGTTATGCCCACCGAAGTTGTCCAAAACCTATATGTCAATTACGGAATCCTTGGATGCGTTGTAGTGGCCTTTTTTATCCTGATTTGGTGGGTCGTTAAGACTTCCAAGGAACGTGAGGATAAGCTATACGGCGTAATTGAAACCCTTTCAAAGGAACTTCCAGAAATCCGAAAAAACCTTGAAGAAATCAAGGACAAGCTGTTTGATGATTAAGGTGTGGGCCAAATGGATGTCGAAACAAAGCTGGACATGGTGAAAGACCCTACCAGCGGAACGGATAATTACATTTCGCAGTTTGTGTTTGAATCTTGCGAAATGCGTCACGAGAAGCGCGAGAAACGATATTTTTCGATTATTGTTCTGCTTATTGTCTTGCTTGTTGCAACAAATGTTGCGTGGCTGTTCTATGAAGCACAGTTCCAAGTGCAGACATCTGAAACAGTGACAACCACTACAACGCAAACAGTTGAAGCAACACAAGAAACTGCTGATGGCGATGCAAGCCTTGATGTTACGGCGGGCGGTGATTAACAATGGCAAAGCAGAAAGTACGCATTAAGACAGTTACCACGACAACGCGGACTAAGACAAGAACCCGTGTCAGAAAGAATCGGAGCAATGGCAAAAAGAGTGGTAAGTGAGGATATTTCTAACAAAGAGTTATCCGAACTGATTGATTTGTGGGTCAGAGGTGAAACGCCGAGAGCTGTTCTGAAACGCCGCCTGATTGACGAGCGAACATTTGACCAGCTTTCAGAAGAATTTGGCTACTCCGTCCAACGAATCAAAGCTATCACCTATAAAGCCGAAGAACAGTTGTTCAAACACATCTGAATAATAGACTAATAAAAGCCTTATCGGGACTTCTCGATAGGGCTTTTTCTTTTTATAATTTAATCAGAAATGAGGTGTTAAACGATGCCAATGCCAATGTACGGACAACCCATGGGCTACAATCCATGGAGTAGCGGCTATCAGCCACAGCAACAGGCTTTTATGCCGCAGGCGAATAGTTTTATCCCTAAGACGCAGAACCCCGCAGAGAGCCTTGCAGGGGCTTCCCCATGGGTCTTTGTTCCTAGTGAAGAGGATGCAAGAAACCGCATTGTTCAGCCCGGTCAAACTGCATGGTTCATGGACAACAACAATCCTAGATTCTATGTGAAAGCGTGCGACATTTCCGGCGCTGTAACATTCAAGCGGTTCACATTCCAAGAGGATGCGGGCGAGCCTGTAAAGGCGGTTTCTCTGGACGTTGACGGAGTTCGCAAAATCGTAGATGAACGGCTCAACGAATTGTTGAATCTGAAAGGAGACATGAAGAATGAATCCACTAACTTCGATGTTCGGACAGATGGCAGGACAATCAACACCAAATCCGCAAAATAACCCGATGCAAATGATTCAGATGCTCGGTAAAATAAAGCAGATGGTCGGTTCTCGGAATCCGAGCGCTGTGGTTGATGAACTTGTAAAGACCGGCAGGTTCAGCCAGCAACAAGTAGACCAAGCGAAAAAGATGGCTGAACAGATTTATCCGCAAGTAAAGAATTTCCTTTAATTGGAAGTTAAGCAGTAGTGCGCAATATTGCTTTTCTCAAATATACAATTTTATGAAAGGTGGAACTTCTCATGGCAATGGAAGATTCTAGCATGATGTCCCCTGCCGATATTGCCGCTCTGACCCGTGGCAACACTGGTTTCGGTGGCGATGGCATTTCTTGGCTGGTGCTGATTCTGCTGTTCTTTGGCTTCATGGGCGGCGGCTGGGGTGGTCGTTATAGCAACGGCGAACTCGGCCAGTATGCTACTGCTGCTTCCCAGCAGGACATTCTGTTCGGTCAGCACTTTGGTCAAATCAATGACCGTCTTACCAACATTGGCAACGGCATTTGTGGCCTTGGCTACGATATGCAGGGCAACATCGCAGGTCTGGGCAAAGAGGTTGCGCTCGGGCAGGCTAACTTGCAGCTGCAAGCCAGCAATAACGCCGCAGCTCTCGCTTCCTAGCTGGCACAGTGCTGCTGCACTACCCAGCGCGGCATTGACAGCGTAAACTACAACGGTGCTATCAACACCGCTGCCATCAATAAGAACATTGATGACAAGTTCGCTGCTCTGGAAAAAGCCGGTCTGGAACGCCAGATTCAAGAGCAAGCTGCTAAAATCAGCGCTCTGGAACTTGCTTCCCAGATGGCTGGCGTGGTTAAGTACCCCATGTCCTATGCTTACAGCGCGGGCCAGTCCCCGTTCTGTGGCTGCACTGGCTGCTACGCACCGAACGTCTAACTTTGACTTAGACACGCCCTGACGGCGAGGTAATAAGCAGGGCAGGAATTACTTGCCCTGCCTTTATTTTTATAAATTTTTATAACACGAAAGGATTGAAATTTATGTCTAAAGCAATTGGCTATTATACATACACTGGCGCAACCGCTCTGGCTGTTGGCGATGCTTTGCCGCTGACAAACACTGTCAGACAATACGGCAACGCTATTCGCCTTGGCAACAATGGCGTTATCATCGGCTCTGCTGGCTGTCCTTGCGTTTGCAATGATGCGGCTGGATACTATTCTGTCTCGGTCAATACAACGCTTGTAGCGTCTGCCGCTGGCCCTGTGACGGTAACTCTGTATCAGGACGGTCAAGCCGTATCTGGCGCAACACAAACTGTGACTGCCGCCGCAGCTGATTCCGTTGGTATTGCTTTCACCGCTCCTGTTCGCGTGTATCGCGGTCAGGTTTCCAGCCGTTTGCAAGTAATCGTGACTGGTCAGGCTGTTACAACTTCCAACGTGGCAGTTGAAGTCGTTAAGGAGTGATTGCAATGACGGTCGAGGAAGTCTTTGCCAAAATAAAAGCGCACCAAATCGAGGGAACGATGTTCCACGACCAGATGCGCCAATACTTTGATTTTCTGAATCTCCACGGGTTTAAGCGTATGCACGAGCATCATTTTTTTGATGAAACCCGTGCAATGGTTGAAGTTGACAGCTTTTATGTCAACCACGAAAACAAGCTTATTCCTAAGTCTGAGATAAATGTCACAAGCCAAATCCCTGCCAACTGGTACAACTATGCTCGTAAAGATGTCGATGCAACGACAAAAAGACGCGCTGTCAGAGATGCTATGGCAAAGTGGGTGAACTGGGAAAATGACACTCGCCAGTTCTATGCTAAAATGTACAGGGAATTGCTTGAACTTGGAGAAATCGACTACGCAGATTTTATCGGCAAGAAACTGATTCACGATGTTTCAAACGAATTAAAGTTTGCCGAAAGGTTGTTCATCGAACTCGAATGTTGCGATTACGACATGATTTACCTGACCGAGATTCAAGACAAGTATCACAAGAAATTCAAAGATTAACTCATACTTAGCCGCGAGGTTTATGCTTCGCGGCTTTTTTTATGTCCATCTCTGTGCCATTTATTCCATTCGCGCATCGCAAGGCCATCGTCCTTTTCTAAGATAAATTCAATAGTAAGAAACTGATGCCCGCAATTTTTGCAAATCCGCT